CATTTATATCCTTTCTTAATAGCTTTATTAAGATGGTATTGTGCAGAGCATGAGCTAAGCAGTAAGATAATTACACTAAGTCTAAATATCATTTGATTCAATTAAAGTATATGTAAAATGATTGCCATGGATCTCTTTAGCTTTATTTACTATAGCCATGAATTCATTAAAATCTTTTACTCTTTTAAATACCTGACAGCCCTCTGACCAATTTTCTACAAAGCTAGATACTGTACCTGCTTTATGGATATTGATTCCAAACATTCCTGTATCAGTTTTACCCTGTGCAAATGTCATATCTCTATCACCATCTCTCCATACAGTCACATCTCCTAATCTTTGACATACTGCCTGATATTTACCCCTATGCATAGATACAGCATAGACTCCTCTATATTGTCCTGGAACTAATCTAGCTACTCCCTTAGCATTATGGAATTGCATTACTCCTTTTTTACCTGGCTCAGTAGTAGCATCCCACTCATGATAGAACCATTTACCATCTACTCTATAAGAAATAGTCAATTTGTCATCAAATAGATTAGTAACCTTTTGACCTGGTGCTGAGTTACGAACTCCTATAATATTAACATCATAGTCTTTAGCACCTGCAAAATATGCATATCCTTTAGCCTTTACAGCTGCATCTATTTGCTCTCTTAAGTATATCATTTCTTTATCTTTTTAATGTCATCATTAATATCCTTAGCTCTAGCAAATAGTAACTTCATTGACTGCCATAGGTCTATACCTTTAACTACTTTATAATTTTCATTGATAGACATTACCTCTATACTAGCTAACACTAATGCCACTACCTTTGTGAGCATAAATGGTACACTGAAAAAAGTTAGTATGATATCATTTAGTATGAATTTATCTATCAAAAAGAACATAATCACAGTAACTTCATACAGTGCTAGCTTGCTAATTATAGATGAGAGCTTTCTGCTAGTTATTTTCTCTTTTAATTTCTTAGCTTTCCAAATACCTGTCATAGTATCTATGGCTATTAATACTCCAATCATTAACAGGATGCCACTTATTGGTAAAAAGAATGCAAAGCATATAGAGATAAGAGTCAATAGTTCTGATTGTATTGATATTAGTAATAGTGATAGTTGTGCTTTCATTTTTTCTCTTCAATTTCAGATACTAGTAAAAAAGTAAAGTAAGATATTAGTAGGCATCCTAATAAATTAAAATGTAACTGATCAGCAAATAGCAAAGAAAAACCTGAAAGATATCCAAAGCCAAAAGTTAATACTGATAATACTCCTGAGTGATTCATAATATTAAGATTGAATTGTTATAACCATTATTACCTGCACCTCCACATAGACCATTGCACTCTAGCAATCCATTAGATAGACAGTCACATCCATCTATCATAGGTCTTAAGTCAGTATCTCTATTAGTTGTACCTGTAAAGATAGGATACAAAGCTCTATTCTTAAGTAGGTATCTAATCAATCTTTGCTCAAAGAATGCAGCTTTCTGTGCATAGTGTTCCATACTGAATGCTATAGTACTTCTATCTACAGATGCACTGTTATCTCCGAATTGAGTCTGTAGACCTTTATTCTTTAGCTGTAGACTAAGACCAAATACAGCATCTTCAGCTGCTCTCCATGCTATAATAGGCTGTATGAATGCAACTAGTATCTCCTCATCAGGATCTAATGTCTGATCATTGTACTTAGTAAGCAAGTCATTATAGAATGTAGTGCCTAAGATAGGCATGATTCTTAGCTGAGCTTGAGTAGCTAGGTAGGGAGTTACATTATTTACATCTACATTAGCTGTGATGGGTGTATTATTCTTTAGATAAGTTTCTGTTATAAAGTATAGCATCAGATTGTTGGTGTTGGTGTATCATTCAATGGAGGTAAAGATGCTAAAGCTCTTATCTCATTCTTAGACATATTTTCTAGGACCTTAGCAGCTACTGCAGGATTCAATGTATTAAGTGCATCATTAGTCTTAGAGGTATCTCCCTCAAGTTCTACTATTGCCTCGTTAATTATCTGATAGTTATTGATAGTAAAATCTGCATCAATCTTAGCTATAAATAGTAACTCATTAAAGATGTCAGATACCATATCTCTCAATGGCATTACCACATTTTTCTCAAATATGATATAAGCCTGTTTAATATCTGAGCCATTACCTAGTGAGCCTGTAGTACGGATTCCCATAAGTATAGGATCAATGGTATGACTAAAACAAATCTGCTCAGTGTTCAGCTGTGATGCCTCCTGGAATAGTTTATCATTACCATTGGTAGGCAGTGACTCTATTTTAGGCAGTTGGTCCTGACTATTGGCAAAGAATGCCACAGCTTTACCTGCATTAGCAGCACCTTTCAATCTATCAATAGTATTTCTTATCATGTTTTTCTCCTCCTCAGACTGAGGTCTTTTAGGAAACATCATAGCAAAGCTAGGAAATACTGAATTTTGGATATTACTTTTAGCAAAGTATGAAAGCTCGCCACTCAAAAATGCATAATTTAAACTTGATGTATAGGAAGGGAGTGGATAGAAATCCTGACCAATGCTATCTACCTCATATACAAATAGTTGCTCATAATCTCTAGAGGTAGGAGTATATCTCCTTATCTCCTGTACTCCAATCCTACTAGCCCAATCATCACAGATATAGTATCTCTTTCTGTCTAAGTTTACTCTAAGTTTCTCAGGAGATAGATTGACTATCTTTGTGAGCTTCATCTTATCATCAAAGCATAACTTAAAATATACTCTATTATGTAGGATTAGTTGCTGAGTTACTGCAGGTACTACCTTTTTAATGTTTAATTTTCTCTCTAATGTGTATAGCTCTAGCTTATCCTGTGGAGTAAGTCTATCAGCTACTATATTAAATCCACCTCCTACAGCTGCATTCACTTTATACCCTACAATAGAGCCATGTAATGGACTGCTGTAGAATATTTGATTGAGTAGCTCAGGGAATAGGTTATCCTGCCCAAAGGGAATGTATCCATTAGTCTGATTCCTACCATTAACATAGGGTAGAGTTAGATTTGCACCTCCTACCTTTAGGAATGGAGTAGAGAATGATTGATATCCCTCTACTATTTCATGCTTTACTGTTTTAAAAAAATCTTTTAACGCCATAATTACTCATAAATTGATGATACTATTGGTCCTGATACTACCATCCTGCCCTCTTCAATCACTACTCCTGTAGAGTTAGCAATAGTTGGAGGTGTGGTACTTGACTCATAGATGCTGTATGTATACTGTCCTTTGACTAGTTCCAAATCTACAGGCTCATCTAGCTCAAACTGATTGAATCTTTCAGGATAAGCTGATAGATCAGCAGTGTAGAATGTAATAGGTGCAGACAGCTTATCCATTTCATTCTGAAAAACAAATAAATAATAAGGAGTAGGCAGTGTACTTACCTCAGTGAGTGTAAGGATTATCTGATTGACCTCATCTTTCTTTATGTATATCATATAACTATATTATACTAAGGTCAAAAAATGTTTAAAAAAAAAGCTCTACAATATGCAGAGCTTTAATTATTAGGGTGTTAAGGTTAAATATTATTATTTACAGCAGCTTCAGTTATTGTCCACGCTAGGTGGTCAGCTTCTGCAAGTAGTGTAACACTGTACTTAGATCCATCAGCACGAGCTGTACCTGATCCCTCACCTGTAGCAGTTAATTGTAGATTCTCAAAGTACCAATACAATCCATTAGCATCTAATACTAATGCACTTAAGTATCTTTGACCTGAAGCTAAGATATTAATAGCTTCTGACTTAGCAGCATCTCTTCTATTAAACATAAGAGTAATAGTCTGAGTTACAAATGTAGAGCCATTAATTAAATCTGATGCAGTCTCTTCTGTATAATTACCTGTATTTCTATTGATTTCAAATTCAGTATAATTTACAGATGAAGCTAATGTAGTTACCTCACCATTTACTGCAACAACAGGATCAGTAGTGATATTCTCCTGATCATTTAACCATATTTTTCTAATACCACCTGTGTTGTTGTCACAGGATTTTGTTAT